AGCATCCATTACCTGTGACACCTTATCAGTTCCCTCTTGAGTATTGGCTAGCATACCTATTAAAGAGCCTAGTACTACCACTATGGCTCCTATACCTGTGGCTATTAAGGCAAATTTAAGAACCTTAAGAGCTCCAGATAGTATATTAGTAGCTACGGTGCTGGCAGTCTGTGCTGCTGTTAGGCCAGAGGTACCTGCTGCTGCATTAAACATCTGAGCTGTACCAGCTTTAAGCTGTAAGATATGGCCAGAGAAAATAGTACTCATAGCAGTAAGGATAGCCTTACCTTTAGTCAGGGCTACACCAAACGCTCCCAGTCCTCCAGTAGCTCCAGAGAGAGCACTCCCATAGTTTCCTACGTTTTGTTTCTGCTTCTCTAAATCTGAGGTATTCTCCTTAATAAATTTAGTGTTATCATTCAGCTTCTTATTAATAAGCTCTAGCTGTTTCTTACCCTCCTTAGTGGATACATTTAGCTGGTTCCTAGTTTCCTTCAGCTTCTTATTATTCTTAGCTGCCTCATCTAGGCTCCTTACTTCCTTATTAATCTCAGCTCCTAGCTCCTTAGTAGTAGTGGTCACTGCCTGAAGTACTTTTATCTGGGCACCATAGGCACCGTTAAGAGTCTTAAGCTGTGCCTCATTCTGGATAAAGGCCTTTGTATTCTCATCTCCTGTAATTTTCATTACTTTTTGAGCATCTTTTACATCTTGGATTTTCTTCTTTAATCCCTCTAAGGAAGTTAGAAGCTCTCCAGAGTCTATACTCAATTCTGCAATTTTTACTTTTTCTGCCATCTTAGTTTATGTTTGTAGGAATTTCTGTTAAAGTAGCCTGAGTTACTGTCCCTCTGGTTCTTAGTTTGTTAATATAATATCTCTTACCTGTCTGCTTTAGAAATATGAGCTTAAATAAATCTAACTGAGCTATATCCATAGTGGTTAGGTTAAGGTTCACAGTCACTACTTTATAGCTATTCAGAAGAGTCTCAAATTTTGCATAATAGTTAGTAAGATAGTAGGCCATAGTGGTCTCACTGTCCTCCAAAAAATAGACTCCATCTGTATCTGTAGGGCTGGTATTAGTCTCAGTAGATACTATATAGGCATAAGTAGGAGCCCACTCTACCTTATATAGAGCTGGAGTAATACTTATAGGCTTAGCCTCTACCTCATCATACATAAGAATCTCGTGTATATCAGTTTTTGCCACTGAGGCTCTATCATAGAATACAGCTACTTTATTACTTAGCCAGTCCATAGGGCTATTATACTGAGTCTTCTCTGCCTGTAGATTAGTATTAGCTACTAATAGAGAGCCATCTCCTGCAGAATAATTGTCATCCTCATTACTGTATGAGAATGTAAATATATTATCCTCTGCATATTTGCTGTCATATTTAACCTGTGTACTTCCAGCGTATTTATCACTCCAGTCATTAACTCCTATATCTCCACTTATTAGGGAGTCTATGTTAATGAATTGAAGCTGGCCATCCTGCAGTCTTACTACCTGTCCATATCTCTGGAGTATATCCTTAAGGAAATTAATCTGGCTTATATCTGGCATTATAATCTCATCCTCTGCAGAGCCATTAAAAAAGTCTGCATTGCTATATATAGTCTGGGCACTCCTTAGGGTAATTACCTCCTTAAGGAATCCAGCATCTGAGAAAATATCTCCAGAATAAGTATATCCTGCCTGAGAAATAATCCTAGTCAGCAGGGTATGTACAAATAGTACAGGCTGGGCATCTGTGACGTGCCAGTAAGTAGGAGGGCTTAGTGGCCATCTAATAGTAGTAGAGGCACTAGGAGAGTAGAGAGGATAAGTAAAGTTCTCTGTATTCTGCCTATTACTTCTTACAGTGGTAATACTTCTAGTATGTGTTAAATTAGAGTTATCTAAATCTATAAGCTTCTGGCCTCCTAGTATCTGCTCCAGAGAGAGGATACCATTAAATAAGGCACAATTATAGTTTTTATCATCATAGCCCATTATCTGAAGGAACCCTCCAGAAATAATAAGGGTATAGCCTATGTAGTAATCACAGGGAACCTGAGTATAAGCTAATCCATTAGCTTCTCCTATAGTCCCTAAGTTCTTAAAGGCTGCTATATTATTACCAGTTTTAGGTATCTTAATAGTATTAGAGTATGTGCTATTCCTGTTAGAAATATCACTAATATCATTAAGGCTAAAAGTCATAGCTACCTTAGTCTTAGGATATAAGTCTAGCTCTATAGGAGAGCTCCCTGCTGTAGTTATTATTAGTCTCTCAGTCATTATAGTATAGGTGTAATTAATTCAGGAAGAGTAATTTTTACTCTTACATCATTCTTATTCTTTTTATTAACCACGCTGAAGCTGGAGCTTATATCTACGTCTATAAACTCTCCTAATAGCATAGGCTCCGTTTTACTCCACATCTGGACTGAGGGGCTAGTAAAGAGGCTTCTTATTATATTTACTTCATTGTCATCCACAGTGGCTTTTAATGTATATGAGACCTCCCCAGACTTCCCTAGAGACCTGCTAGGTGCCACAGCACTACCTACATTCTCAAAGCTATTGCTATTTACAGTCCCTATACTCCTGCTCCTTACCTCTTCTCTATAAAAGTGCTCAAATAAAAAGTAAGAGTAGCCACCATCTGCATTGAACCACTTAAGATAGACTCCTCTATTCTGTACTACCTTCTTAAGGAATAGATTAGTTTTTAATATTGCATTTACACTGAGCTCTAATAGGCTCTCATTATCTGGAAGGGCTAGGTAGGCAGCAGAGCTCCAGTTAGCAGCCACCTTATCTATATGTACTCTATAGGTTCCTGTAGAAGGAGCTACCAGAGCTGTACCTGTGAGGCCTGTATTAACATTCTTAATAGTGAGAGAGTCTGCAGCAGTTAATCTCTGGAGCTCAAAGCTAAAAGGGTATCCCTCCCAGTATGTTAGTCTATAGTTTACACCACCATCTGAGTAGTTAAGTAGCTGTGCTGGATTAACAAATATTACCTCTCCAATTTGCTTAGCTCCTCTAATAAAGTAGTAGGTCTTAGAGGTACTGTCAGAACCAGCTCCAGCATCTGTAGCTCTTACTGTAAGGTTAAGCTCTTGGTATCCGTAAAGATATGAAGCTCCCCAGCCTGCAGGGAAGCTGTCATCTGGGTCTCTAAATCCATCTGAATTAATTAAGCTCTTGGCTATTTCCTTCAGATTAAATAAGTACTTCCCAGAAGCATCTGGATTAACTGTAAATGTATCTCCTCCTAGCTCTGCTACGTCTATATGTCCCTCTACATTAGCTGCTAAATTTGAGCTAAATTCTAAGAAGCTGTCATTATATACTGGATAAATTCCTGTAGGTTCTTTTGTGAATGTGAATGCCATAATATTTTAAATATTTGTTGTTAGTTTTTTCATCTCTATAGTCACTGCGTTTGTAAACTCCTGAACATTAATAGCAGATACTTTATCTACTATGCTCTGTATCCGCTGAGGTGTCACTACCTCATCATAGATAGCTTTATGGTTCTCTGCTAGGGTTCCATTATTAGCTATTGAGAAGGCTATAGCCTTAGCCACCATAGTGGAGGTCATTTCTGGTCTTCTCCCTCTTATACCTCTGGCCTCTACCCATTTCTTAATTATATCTATAGGAGGCACTCCTCCTGCCTTCCTACCTGCTAGGTAAGCATATCCTGAGAGAGTAGCTCCCCTAGAGTTATATGTGACTTTTAAGCCCTTAGAAAACTCTCCAGATACTTTCTTACCACTATCCTCATAAGCAGCTCTTATATCGTCCACCAGCTTCTCCATTTCGTCTCTCAGTGTCTTATTATCTCCTATCATTGTGCTGTAGTTCTCTGAGTGTCCTCCACTATGTTAAAATCTATTAATACACCATCGAATCCATAACCAAACATATTAATAACTTCAGTAATATCCCAGCCATTAATCTTAATCCAGTCAGCTACATGAAGGGCTATCCTAATCTCATCTACAGTAGCATCTAAAATAGGTTTAATCCTATTGGTGTATCTAGTATTATAATCTCCCTCATCTATATCACTAGAGACTACTATCATAAAGGAGCCTGTATAAGTCTTCTCTATTAAATTGTCATAATTATCATAACTCTCTGAGACCTTTACACTGTCTAGGAATATATGAGGGAGGCCAGTGGCTTCCACTTCGTCAAAAAGATTAGCAAAGTCCTGCCTAGCATAAGTGAAAGGATACGCTGTAGGGGTTGCTGCTGCTGCTACTGTTTTTAGTATTGTGTACATATCTATTGTTTAGTTTTAATTTTACTCATTTCATAATCTATATCTCCTCTTACTCTATCCATAAATAACTTTACGAATACTAAATCATAAGGAAGCTTCTTAATGGCATCCCATTTTAATATATCTCCTGCAGACAATTTGTCTAAAGTATTATGGATACCAAAAGGACTGAGTCTTTTAGAACCCTCTACAGTCTCCCATTTAAGATTAGGTACGCTGCTAGAGAGCTTCTCTTCCTCCAGAGTCAGTATCTTATCAAGCTGGAGCTTAACGCTCCTAATATTACCATAAAAGGATACTATAGGCATGGCCATTACTTCCTCCTCAGATAGGTCATTACACTTCTCTAGGATAGCTACCATAAGAGGGAGGTCTATCTTAGCTATACTCCTCTTTATAAAATCTACATCCTCCAGAGGCATATAGAATAATTCATTTTTAGTAGGTATTGGCTCTATAAAAGATAGCATGGTAGCATACTCTTCTATAAGCTTCTCATCCTTTTTTAAGAAGTCTCTTAACTTATAATTATTTATCTTATCTACCATGAGCTTATCCATCTTAATTTATTAGTTCTACTACGTCCCTTACTAAGGAAGTACTCTATACCATACCTAGCAGCATCTATACTATTATCTACATCTGCAGCCTTATTAGGAACTCCTAAGTTTTCTCCTGCTCTGTTAGTGGCATAAGCATAGCTCCTAAACTCCTCTATACTTTCCTCACTGGAAGCAGTTATATATATTTTTATGGAATGCATTAAATCTATGCCAGCCATTACATTACCCTTCTTATGAGCTACTATAGGAATATTCATTCCTCTCATTTCCCTAATCATTTCAGGCCTTGCAGAATCTGCCACTATTATAGAGCTCATTAAATCTACATCTCCCTTTATATGCATAGCTATCTGAGGAGTAAACATTCCAGCCTTGAATAAGCTCTGGTGTATTATTACATGGTCTTCTCCAAAAGTATCTACACTCTTATAGAGCTTCATTATAGTTGTAGGGTGGGTAAATCCAAAATCTAGCCCAGCTCCTATATACTCTGCATCCTCAGGAATCTTATCTATAACTAAATAGTCCTTATCCTCTTCAAATATTACACCATCTACCACTCCTAGCTCTCCCAGTCCTAATACCCTCCACTGGTTCTCCCAGTACTTAGAGCCAGACTCTTCATATTTTCTCTTGAACATCATAATAGCATCTAGTTCCTTCTTAGGAATGAACTCATTATCTAAATAATTGAGCTTTATAAATTCTACATCTGGCTCATCCATGAAGTCAGTATGTGCCCAGAACTCTCTCCTAGGATTATAATCTATTATAGTCCAGCTAGAAGTTCTACTCCAGAGCTCCACAAAGGTCTCTCTCCTGATACCATCTGCTTCATTCACATATAAATGAGTCCTCCTAGAACCCAGCCTAGAGCTCTCTCCATCTACACTAAAGAACTCTACCATATTACTTCCGAAGGTATAAGTCTTATCTGTTTTATTAACCTTCCATTTATCCATTACCTGCATATCCTTTAGGATTTTCTCAAAATCTCTAAGGGCACCAGATTTAAGGTTAGGTAGGGACTGAGCTACTACAGAAATAATTAGGTTCTCCCTCTTACTCATAGCTAGGGCTATAAATATCTGGAGTATGGATATAGTCTTACTACATCCCTTCCCTCCCTGTACTATCTTTAAGGCTGCCTTCATCTTAGCTATTTTAAAGAAGGCTCTGCTGTATTTATATTGTCCCATATCTATCTATCTAGTCTTTTTTTCTCTATCTCTTCATAGTCTATATCCTCTGCGGAGTCCTCTCCATTATATAAGTTATCTAGTAGAGCTCTCTCCTCTGCGTTCCCTGCTTCTATCTTGAATACAGGATTACTGTTAAGCTGGAGCACTGGATTAGCTTTAAGGTCATTAAACTTCCTCTCCATTATCCACTGCTGCTTATAGGCCATCTTATTATTAGGGTCTTTCATCTCCTTATAGAGGGAGAGCTTCTGGCATACCCTACTAAAAGCTAGAGTGTCTCTGAAGGCTTTAGCCTCCTCTAGGCTTACTCCCTCTATCATCTCTATACTCTTACTATTATTAGGAGCTTTCCACTTCTCAAATGTAGAAAAAGAGACCTTATCCTTAGGGGGTAAGTGTCCATTAATATAGGTATGTAAATCTGTATCTGTCATTATCTCAAGTATAGTAGGCTCCTTATCGAATAGCTCTACCATTTTCTCATAGAATTTCTTAAACTTAAATGCTCCCATTATCTTGTATGTTCAAAGTATAGCCATGCCTCTTCATTACGTCTCTTCTTTAAACCCTTCAGGACTCTCCCTCCAGCTTTATTCCATCTGCTAAATTGGTATTTTATATCCTCATCATTAGGGTTCACTAATACCCTCTTTAATAGTGTACTGTTTTTAAACGCTCCTAAGCCTACATTATAGGCAAAGCTCACTAGAGCATCAAACTGGTTCTGTTCTAAGCATACGCTGGAGACAGCATCCCATACACCCTTCTCAAAGCCATCTATAACAGTGTACAGAATCTGGAGAGCATCTACCATAGTGACTGGCTTATCAGTCATCTTAACTGGAGTGCCATCTGGATAGAATGTAGTACCATAACCTATAGTGGCCACATCTGCAGCACATCTATAGGGGTGGTTCCTGAATCCTTCGTACTTCTTAATAAGGTCTATTCCTTTTTTGCTTATTTTCATATCTATTATATTGTACAGTCACTACAGGCTCCAGTCCAGCTGCTACCATTCCAGTACCTGAAGCTACTACCATCTGAGTAGTATCCAGCTCCTGCGTTTGTAGTTCCATCTATATTAAGCCATAGGTTATTAGTGGTACATAGCGTGCTAGCTGTGTCTATATACCTAGTTACTGGAGAGTTTATAAAGTCACTGCAGGCAGCATTCCCTGTAGAGGCATCTAATCCCAGACTAATAGAGGGGTATAAAGTAGCTGCCTCATTATTAAGGGTAATGGTTACTATATAGGTTCCTAGAGGCTGGGTCACTGTCATAGTGAGAGTACAGCTCCTAAGGATACCTGTAAGGTTCTTAGTTAAATCAAATCTAGCCACTCCATTACCAGCAGTAAGTACTCCTGTAGGAGGAGTGCACCATACTTCTGAGGCAGTAAATACTGGAGTACCAAATGCTTTAAAATCTACATCTATATTCCTGTCTATTCCTGCAGCCACCAGTGGGCTCACTCCAGTGAAGGCACAGTAAATAAAACTATACCAGTCATCTGGGAAAGTAGCAGGAGTGCTAATAGCTGCAGCTACAGCCATAGAGGCTATATTATTTAAGCTGTCCAGCTTATCTGCTGTATCCAGTAAGTTAGTTTGTCCTGAGCCTGTTATATTTAAACTTTGTGCCATTTTATCCTGCTGTTAAATTCCCTGCTATAGTTACTGCTCCTGCTGAGGTAATGGTAAACTTAGTTATTCCAGAGTATTTAAAAACTAAATCAGTCCCTGAGCTATCTATAGTCCATGCTCCTGTAATAAATGAGGCTGCTGTTAAGCTCCCTGAGGTGCTGTCATTAGCTGTAGCACTAAGGAAGGCTGTAGTAGCTAATCCATTAAATAGAGTGCTATTAGCTGCTGTGGCAGATATACCTAAGTAGAATGCTGAGTAGTCTGTACTTAATGCAGTCACTACTCCAGTCCTACCAAATACAGAAGTAATGGCTCCTCCTAATACCAGAGCCTCTATCTTATCATATACATCATTCTTAGTAGGTACTGTATTATTCCCATTCCAGCCAATAGCATAAGGGTCAGCTGGTACTGTCAGAGCTCCTGTCATAGTGCCTCCAGTCTTAGATATATAGAATGAGCTGTAGTCAGCAGTATCTGCTACTACTACTCCTGTCCTCCCAAATACTGAGGTAATAGTACCTCCCTGATAGCTCTCATATACTATAGGTACCAGAGCTGCTATAGTCAGAGCTGCTGTACCATATCCTACTCCATTAATGGTATAGCCACTGTATATGGTATTAGGAACTAAAACCTGTCTAGTGTCATAACTATTTATCAGTGATATATAGTCCCCTCCTCCAGTTAATGGCTGGTAAATTTTGTTATATAATATTCCATCTACTGTAAAGGTTCCTGCAGGAGCACCTGCTGTACTTATTATTACACTCATGTCTATTTATTTTATGCCTAGCAGGCTAATTTAAAGGTTAAAAATACGCTTCCATTCCATTCTCTGTACCATGTGCCATCTGAGTAGAACCCTGAAGCAGAAGGTACTGTGCCTATATTGTCATCCCAGAGGTAAGTACTGGTAAGCCATGTAAGGCCATCATCTATATAGTAAGTGGTAAGCCCTGCTCCACAGGCATTCACAGAACTAATAGCACTATAGCCTAGTGATACTGGGTCAACAGTAATGGCAGCATGGTTATAGTTCCTGAATGCGTATAGCTGAGTGCTGCTAATACTCCCATATAAAGGGTCAAAGCCAGCAGCCACTGCATTAGCAAAGCAGTTAATTAAACTGCTCCCTGAGCCTATCTCATTAACTACATCCTGAAGGCTGAAATTTGCGGTATTTGGTACACTCATTACAGGGCTATATATTCAGCTCTCTCACTAGGAGTCACTAGAGCTAAGTTCTCTATTATTGTCATCATCTCTCCAGAGAAGAATCCTTCTATCTGTGCAGAGGTAGCTCCATTAATCTGGGCAGCAGTGTAGGTACTATTACCTAGAGTAGCTGTCATCATATTGGATAGAATATCCATCATCTTCTCTCTGTCATTATATAGTCTTCCTATTACTCCAGAGACTTTATTAGTATAGCTATAGGCCTCTGCATTTTCCATAGGTACTACCTTCTCATTCTTCTGATAGTCTATAGCCACTGCTAGAGCTGTCTGGTAAGAGAATAAATCTATAGTATAATACATAGAGGGTAATCCATCATTCCTTAGTTCTATCTGCTGCTTAATCGTTAATGCCATATTTTCTAATTTTTACTTATTTTAAACATTTTCTCAAGTCTATCCATGCGGTGCCTGAGCTCTTTATTTTCCTGTGTAAGTTCTGCTATACAGGCATTAGCTAAATCTATACTTTTTACTGTCAGTGATTTTGGGTCACTCTGGTCAACAAATTGAGGAGCTATCTTAAGTAAGTCCTGAGCTATCACTCCTACCCTATATATTCCAGCTTCGTTCTTAAGCTCAAATGTCTTCCATTTTACACCTAATCCAGTAGGCTTATAGTCCTTTATTTTTGTCTTAAGTCTCCTATCTGAGTTTAATTGGAAGTTAGAAGCATAAGATACACTCTTCTGCCAGCTCTTCCCAGAAGTTCCAGATACGAAAAATCTAGCATTACCATCTGCTGCCACATAGAATCCCCACTCATTACTAGGAGTAGTACCTAAATCAGTAGAGTTAAGGAATGATGCAGACCCATAAGAATAACCCACTCCATACATATTACCTAGAGTAGTAGCTGCAGGCTTAAAGCTAGTCCCCATAGTGTAAATACACCCTGTAGCTGTTGCTATATTTCCGTCTGCATTGTAAGAACCTATTAAGTATCCTCTAGCTGTACTACCTCCTCTGGTTATACCTGCGTTTGCTCCTGCTATATAAATATCATTATCTACCTGAAACTTCTTAGTTGCATACACTCTCACAGTGGTGCTTTCAGTCATATAAATACCACCACCATAAGTAGCGTTAAACCATCCAGTAGAACCTGTACTCCTAAACCAGCCAGAGGCATTAACAGAACCAGCTACTGCTGAGTCATACCCTGCTACTATTCTAGTTCCTGCTACATACCCTGCTGAGGTCACTCCATTGGGTTCTATGGCAAATTTCTTAGTACCTGCTGTGCCGAATACCCATTGAGTACCTGCTAAAGTATTGAAATATGGAGAATTATCTGCTGTTCCAGTAAAAGCTGTGCTTGCTGAACTCTCTATCCCCCAGATGGCTTTAACTGCTGCACCATCCTGCCACATTTGTATAGTAGGGTTATCTGTCTCGGTTGAGTTATCTGAGTCTGCCTCTACAATAAAATTAGCATCTACTTTACTCTGTATCTTAAATGTTAAAGGAGAGGTACTGGCTGACACTGAGGTAGAGAATAATAATTCATCATTTTCATAATCAAGATATAAGTAGTTATTTCCATCATACCATGCCTCCCTAATGTTTTTAACTGCTCCTAGTGAATCTACTCCATACCAATGGAGTCTAGACTGTGTGGTAGCATCGTCTCTAGCATCACATCTCTGGTGTGCTGTGTCTGCCTCAGATACACTCCATCTGCTGACACCATAGTTAAGTATTTGATTACCTGCTATGAAATCGCCTGCGTGTACAGCTCCTGTAGTGGCTACATCTGTGCCTAAAGTTAAGACTGAGCCACTAGACGCTAATCTCATAACCTGAGAGTCAAAGTTATCCCACCTAAAACCTGCTATTGAGCCACCTCCACCTCTTCTCCATCTATAATAGTCATCCTCATAAGCTAGAGCCACTCCTCCTGTGTCATTTTTAGCTAGCGTGATAGTACCATTTTGAACACCACTATTCCCTGCAGTCAGAGAGGTAGTACCTATCACATCCACTGAGGTCATACTGATGGCACTGCTCACTACTCCTGCAGTAGTCGCATGGAACATACTCCCACTGGCTCCTACCTGTAGGCTGCCATCTGTACGAACAATACTACTACCACAGTAGATACCATTAGTAAAACTACCTGAAGGGTTTAATCTTAACCATACATCTGAGAATTGTACTATAGCCTTACTGTCTCCATAGTAGTAGCTCCCTTCTGAGTTAATATTACCAGTTGCATTCAAGCCATTAATAGTAGCATTGTATGTTAATTGGGTATTAGCACCTAAAGAGTCTCTTAATATAAGCATACCATCTCCTGCAGCTGTAAACCATAAGCCAGAGTAGTTCACATCATTTGTATCTGCTCTAAATGCCCAGTTATTAACTGTAGCATTAGGTATAAGTAATTGAGCATTAACAGTTAAATCTCCTGTCATCACATCTCCTGCTTTCAATACATAATCTGCAGGAGTTAAGTTACCCTCATGCCATATCTTATGTGCTAGCCCATTCTCTTGGAATGTTAAATCTCCATCTGCTATAGACCTAATTCTAAGATAAGTATCTAATACACTGGTAGAAGCTGTAGAGCTACCTCCTACTAGATAGTTCCTAACAGTAGCAGAATTGCCTAGTATAGTTCTGTGGGTATGTGCTGTAGCTTTTGACGTAATAAAGCCATTATCAGCGTTTACATTTGCAGCTACATTAAGGATACCTGTCATAGAGTCTCCTGCTAGGTTTACCTTAGCATCTAATGCAGACTGTAAGTCTGTCTGTGAGGATAGGGTGCCTGTAATACTGCCCCAAGCTGTAGTCCCTGTAGCTCCTGCATCTCTGGAGGATACACCACCGAATCTGTCAGCAGTCACGAACTCTGCATCACTACTGGTTAAATCTGTAGCTGTGTTCTTTACTATTATGTAGCCTCTAACTATTGCTGTTTTAATACCAGTTAAGGAGTCAAAGCCAGCTAGAGCTGCATTGGTAATGGCATCTGACTTATTTGTGTACTCTGCAGAGCCGTACTGTACAGCTACCTGTCCACTATTAGAGAACATTAGTATCCTCTGGATAGTCCATTTAGCACCAGAGACAGCCTGTAGTGTTCCTGAGCCATTATCATACTGGGTAGGGTCAATATCATTAGTAAGGGCTGAGAATACACCATTGCCAGAGCCATCTCCATATACTAATAGAAGAGGGCATATAGTCTGGGTAGCCTGTGTAGCTAAGTTAGGGTTAAGTTTATCTACTGCATTATTCCTACCATAAGAGAAGGTAGTGCCTGAGGTCTTATTTATGGTCAGGTTCCCTGTAGCATTAGGGAAAAATACATTTCCGCTGGTGTTAATATCCCCTATTGCCTTCGTTAACTCATAAACATTAGAGCCTATTCCGTCACTCATTATATTTATAGAGAAGGTTCTATCTATATTAGTCTGATTTAAGTGACTAAGACCTCCTAAGAAGATTAGACTCCTTAACTCCTCAGTTGTATAACTGTCTTGCTGTACTATAGCTCCTGCAGCGTTAATAGCAATATCAGTAGCAAATGAGGTAGCCAAATTGGTCACAGTCTGTGCTGTGAATGCACTCCACTCTACTTTAGTCACTACAGAAGGGTGTACTGTATGGTCAACTATAAACCCTACACCTGCAGCTATATCGAATTTTGTAGTATCTACATTAATAGTCAGGGCACCACCATCACTAATACCTGTGGATAGTATTTCTCTCTGGATACTATTAGCATCATAGATATAGTCAGTAAAGCCTACTACATCTGTGTAGGGGTGGGTATGGACTATAGGAGCATATCTCAGGTCTCCTAGTGACTTAGTATAGTATCTGGAATCTAGGCCAGTGTAGGCACTTAGGTTAGTTATCTGAGCTGTGGTATGAGTATGTACTGTATCTGCCTTTGCATCTAGCTCTGCCTGTAGGTCAGTCTGGGAAGTAATTAGCCCAGAGGTAATATCTCCCCACGCTATAGTCCCTCCTCCTCCAGAAGCTGGCTTATATATTACTGGAATAAGAGCTGCTATTAAAAGAGCCTTTGTTCCATATACCACTGAGTCTAGTGTTATCTGTGAGTATAAAGTGGAGGGTAATATCTGGAGCTTGGTATCATATACGTTATAAATGGCCACAGAATCAGTATCACTGGTTAGGGGCTGGTATATAGTAGGGAATACCTCTCCATCAATGGAGAAGGTATTAGCATCTATAGTGTTAATTATTACCATAAGGGTTGTTAGTTTACTCTATTATCTTACCAAATTTCTGAGTGTAATATGCTAAGCTCTTACTCTGCTTAGCTATAAAATCCTTCTGCTCTTTATTAAAAGCTCTAAGCTCAATTATCTCCTGCTGAAGTGTTTTTATCTCTGCTCTCATATCATCTACTACTTCAGAATGTCTAATCCTAATATCATCTAGGAGCTCCTTATATATGCTCATTTCTTTATGAATATTCCCTAAAGATTTAGTCTCTAAATCCTCCTGAGAATTTTTAACTCCTAATTTAGAGCCTATCCAGTCCTTCTTAAGAGCTAGCAAAGTAGTGGCTAATCCTATTAGATATGGAATGAAATCTTTTACATTGCTTGGGTCTATTTCCATCTTAAAATATCTTAAAACTAAT